AAATAGTACTAGTTTTCCGATTGAAATTCTAAATGAAAATATTAAAAAAATTCATTTTAATTTTGAATTTAGTTTAAGCTTGGATAATTTACCATCATACATAGAAGAATTAAATTTTTGTGATGGAGATACTGAATTAAATATTTATTCTTCTTACAACAGACCGATGGATAATTTAACTTTTGGAATAAAAAAGATTTATTTTGGAACAGAATTCAATCAGCCTTTGGATAAATTACCCGAATCAGTGGAATATATCTCGTTAAAAGGTATTTTTAATCAGCCTTTGGATAAATTACCAAAAAGTATTCGGGAAATTTCTTTTTACCCTTGGATATATGGTGGAGATGGGGAACAAAATGAATCTATATTTAATCAGCCAATTGATAAATTACCAGAGGGATTAGAGATATTAAATCTAAAATGCCCGAAGTTTAATCATCCACTTGATAATTTACCAAACAGTCTTCGTGAATTAAATATATATTCATTCAACTTAGATTATCCGCTTGATAATTTACCTGAAAATCTTGAAAAACTCTCTCTTAAATTAGGTTATGATAGGTATGAATATCAGCATCCATTAGATTGTTTACCACATGGTATTAGGGAACTTGTGCTTAATTTCTATATTATTTATCCACTTGATAATTTACCAAATAATCTTGAAAAAATAAAATTGAGATCGATGAATTTTCCGATCTATAATTTACCGAACAGTATCCGGAAAATAAAGATTGATACATTTGATCTTCCTATTAGAAAACTCCCTACAAACATTGAAAAAATATTTATTGAGAGATTTAATAATTTAATCGATATTAGTGATCCTATTTCAGATGTATATATGAATGGTTGTAAAAAAAAAGATATTACATTTATGTTGGGAGATTTATATAATCAACCAGTTGAAAATTTCCCGGAAGGAGTGAACTCGGTTATATTTGGATACACATTCAATCAGCCAATTGATAATCTAAAGGAAGGAATAAAGAAGATTAAATTAGGTGACACATTCGATCAACCGATTGTTAAAACTCCATCTACACTTTTATCCATAACTTTTGGAAAAAATTTTGATCAAAGTATTAATAATCTTTCAAAAAATATTACTAATATTTATTTCGGCAAAAAATTCAATCAACCAATTATTGACGAAGATGGAAACAGTATTTTACCACCTCAATTGAAAGTTCTTTTTTTCGGTGATAATTTCAATCAACCACTTGGCATTCTTCCTAAAACAATAACAACAATTGGATTTGGATCATATTTTGATCAATCTATTGACGAATTACATGAGGGTATTCGATTTATATTTTTTGGTATAAAAGTTTCCCAGCATAAAAAGAAAATTTATATTAATGAAATGAGTCGTAAAATAAAATTTGGAAATAATACTAAAACCATTGAAAAAATACCAAGTACTGTTGAAAGAATTTACGGATGTTTTCAAAAAAATTCTGTTTTTGAAAAATATTCTGATCGTATTTCACATCATTGTGACTTCGATAAATTGTATGGAGAGGATAATAATATTTTATAGAATATTATTGATCTTTTATGATAATTTTTATAATATTTACCACCATTGACCAGAGCAAGCATCCACTCCAGCCATTACACCGTGGTAAAGAGCCATACCACCATCAACTGCACCCATCAAATCATTTCCACTTTTAAAGTCTTCATATGATTTGTATCCATCAACACCAGCCTCAATTCCATTTCCGACTGCTCCGTCAATTAAACCTCCAGCGATCTCTAAACCTGTTTCGACAAGTTCCTTATTCACCATTTTATAATATGCGTAGAGAAAAAAAGTTTTAAGCTTAAATACTTAAAAATTATTGTATTCACAAATAAAATAAAAAATACAAATATAAAATTAGTTTTTTGCATTAAACTGTAAGAAATTTGTGTGTGTTTATGAGCACTAATTAAGTGAAAGATATTACTCTTGTAAAAGATTGGAAAGTATAAAAAAATATGTGAATTTTCGTTCGGAATAATTATACAAATAATAAATTATAAATTTGTTTGTAAAAATAATCTTATATAATATAAAATGAGTGATCCTATCCCTCCGGTTATTACTTTTCGTGTTACCAATTTACTAGACACTAACACATTTGGTACATTTAGATATGCAATTAATCAAACAAATACAAGTTTTAATTTTTCTTTTATTGTTTTTGATGTTAAGGGAATTATTAAACTTACTTCTGATCTTCCAAAAATAAAAAAAATATGTTTAATAAATGGTACAAATGTTCCTTCCTTTGTTGCTCCAACAATAGAAATTGATTGCAATGGATATCGAGGCCTAGTTTTGGATTGTGGAGCAAATAATTGTACAATTATTGGTTTATCTGTTACAAACTCAAAGTATAATGGTATTTTGATTAAAAGTAATGGCAACTCAATAATACAGTGTTATATTGGTGTTGATATCAATGGAAATGTCAAGGGAAATCAGGGGAATGGTATTTTAATTTGTGGAGGCAATGCGAATGTCATTGGAGCGAATCCACTTGCTAATTCAGGACTCGCATCAAATGTTATCTCAGGAAATAGAGAGAATGGAATCGCCCTATTTCGTGCATCGGGAAATACAATTCAGGCGAATTTTATTGGCACTGATTCAACTGGTCTTAAATCTTATCCGAATAACAAAAATGGTATTTTCGTCAATAATTACAGTTTGTATAATCAGATTGGTGGAACAATTTATACTAATAGCCAAGGAGTTACTAACAATCCTTCTGGAAGTAAAGGAACAGTGCCTATTGTTAACATCTTTCCACCTTTGGGAAATCTTATCTCTGGAAATATTGGTAATGGTGTTCTTATTAGTGGATTTAGTAACAATAATACATTAAATGGAAATTTTATTGGAACCGATGTTAGTGGTGTAAAGGCACTCGGAAATAGTAGTAATGGTGTTTTTATTGATGGAAGTACTAATAATCAATTAATTGGATGCACGGCCACTGAAAATCCATTTGTTTATTACAATGTTTGTTCAGGAAATGCCTTAAATGGTATATATATTTATAATTCTACGAATATCACGGTACAAGGAAATTTCTTTGGTTGCGCCGCGAACAATGCGTCAACATTGCCAAATGGTTATAATGGTATTTCGGTTGGAGGATCTTCCGCAAACATTATTCTAGGAGGTCCTATTCCACTGGGAAATGTTTGTGCTGGAAACATGTTATCGGGTGTGTCAATCGACGATTTTTCTGCATTTACAACAAATTACAATAATTTTTGTGGTTTATATGCATTTGGAGGACCAGCAGGAAATAAAAAGAATGGAATCACAATTACTTCTCCGGGATTTCAGAATTTAATAACTACTTGTGTAACGTCTGGGAATGGTGAGAATGGCATTGAATTGTCTGGAAAATGCTCAAATGTAACAATTGCAACTGTTATTTCAGGATTAGATACAAAAGGACAAGCACTTATGCCAAATGGAAAGCATGGATTATTGATTAAAGATTCCGCTAATAATATAGTTATTGGAACAAGGGAACCCTCTGTTATTCCAAGAGCCACATTTTCAGGAAATACAGGTAATGGTATATATATTACTGATAGTGCTAACAATGTACAAGTTAACCTTACTTTTATTGGTTTGAATTCATCAGGTCAAAATACCAGTCTTGGAAATAAGTTAGATGGTATTCGAATTGATGGAAATGCCAATAAGAATTTTGTTGGTGTTAGTACAGCATCACGGGATTTTACTAATTTTGTTTCCGCAAATAATGCAATCGGTATTGAGTTAACTGGAAATTCTAGTAACAATACTGTCCAGTATAATTATGTTGGCATTGCCTTTGATGGAACACCTGCTCCAAATAAACTCGGACAAATCAGCAATACTTCTTCTCAATCCTCCACAAATATCGTCCAAAATAATATTACTCCATAAAATGGATATTTTTCTTACCCCCCTTTAAAAAATATTAAAAATAAATCGCATTTTATTTTTAGTTTTTTTAACATTGATTTATTGTAAAACGTTTTGTTCTGAATAAAAATAATTCACGGAAATATTAAAAATTTGATTTATTTTGGGAGTATTTCTTCAGGAGACACCAATATGGAGGAATGGATTCAGGAACAATTCCGGTTTAATCGAACAATTTACCTACATAATAACAAATATGAACTCAAATGTGCGATCAATCCAGGACGATATAAAAAATCATTATTTTATTTTTTACAGGATGAATTTGATCCGTCAAATGATCAATTAAGTGCAAGCAAGATGGAGATTAAAAACATGATGATTGGTTATCAATTCTGCAATTATTACCCTTCCGAAAAAGCCCCGATTGATTTACCAATTGTATTCCAATTTTTGGAAGAATTTAAAAATCTGATGTTTGAACCTCGGTACAATAAGATAAAGGAACTGAAAAATATATCAGAGGATATTCTGGAAGAAATCTGGAAACAATTTTATTCCGATCTTTTTGCAGAACGAATCCAAAAATTATATGAAATAATACAATTCAGTCTTGATTCCTACTATGAAAAATATTACATTTACTGTTTGCTCTGTTGGATTGAAAAGAATTTTTTCAGATTACTAGAAAAAATCGATTTGAATAATCCAAAAGTAAAACTCGCTCTAATAAAAATAAATTCCAATATTTTGGAAGTGAAATCTCGAGAATTTAGTTATGAACATAATTGCATGCAATTTTGCGAATTGTCTAAAAAATGGAACAAATATATTGACCCATTTTTTTAGTGTCTTATTTTACTTATAAAAAAAAGGATAAATTTAATAGAAAATTTCCATTCTTGTCATAAATAGCCAGGGTTCTAGGTTTGATCTTGAGATTGCTTGTTTTTAATTGGATAAACTTGAAGAATATGACATTTTTTTTATTTTATTTTTTACAATATATATAATATATAATATAAATAATATACAATATATATCGTATAAAATAGTTAGATAGTATAGTGATAGTAAAATGATTATTTTTTTAGAATATAAAAAATAATATTATGTATTTTAATGTTGACTTTAGAAAATTTAAAAAAAATAGCATTCCCCATACATAAAAACCAATATATTTCTCATGAGCATATTAAAGGGAAATGGGACAATATTCAATGGCTTTTTAATATCTATCGTAATAAAAATTTCAAAAAAGGCAAGAACTTAGTATCTGTTTCCTACTTTTTACTCATGGAAATTGATGAAGTATATTCTTTTGCTCGTGGGAAATCTCTTCAAAATTACCAGAAAAATCACATTGAAAAAATAAAGATTTATAATCGAGGAATCAATGATATTATAAAAAAAAGTGCACGAAGTGATCTCGACATTACTGTTCGCGTATATTGTGACTTTACAACAATTAATATTCTTCAACGATTTTTGAAATTTCCAAATGTAGAATTATATTATTATTTCGTTCCCAAATTTTTTGACACGACAAGACTTTCCCATATTGGATTTTTTGGAACTGTTATGCGCTATCTTCCACTTTTCAATCTTAAAAATCACAACGAGAATGACTGGGAAACCGTTACTATTTCCGATATTGACACCATATTTTTAACAGAATATGCTCTCCTTAGTTACTACGTTAAAAATCCAAAACTTCCAAATATTATGTTTAAGAACCGCGCATGTTACTACGTT